GGGATGTAGCATCGTTTCGAACGCAAATGCCTTTGAGGGCTGTCAAAATATTATTATCCGCATCGCGCAAATCCACTGACTCAGGCGTTCCCGCCGTTGACATGCTAATTTCATCCTCAAGTGCCGCTGCCCGCTTGCCCCTAATTTTCAAATATGCGCCTGATTTTGCGTTTCCCTTTATGTCCTCAAAATTATAAAAATGGACAAGTTGATCTTCAATTTCATCTTTATCCGTTGCAATGCTGTAACCATTGATCCCGCTTTCACCAACCAACTTAGCCTCTTGGTCGGTTACTGGCTTTAGGGTCTTGGGCTTGGCGGGCTTATTGTATTTCTTGAGTTGCTTTTCGTAGGTTTTAGCCAGCACCGCTTTGCGGCCAATTAGGATGTCTGCCAAATCATCGGCATCATCGCCCATTGCCTCATTCACCAGCCGCCTAATATCGTCATCTTCGATTGCCACAATGCGGGCCACACCGCTGACAAGTTGATCCTCAGTAATGTCACCGAACACATCACCTGAGTTGTAGTTGTTGTTTCGGATACTATCCAACTCTGGAATGTCTGTGCCTGTGAATGCCTTGCGGCCACCTTGCGCTCGGAAAAACAACGTGCCGCCCGTGTCGATCCTAAACGCGGAACCATCAGGCATCTTTTTCATGTTTAACTCTTTGGCAACGCCGTTGCCGATCACATCCCAATTCGCCAGCCAAGCATCTGCGGCAAACCCTTCCTTGGCCCCAGTTAACGCGCCCATCTGCGAAGGGTCTACGTCAGCTATTTTCTCAATACGGCTGGATATTCCCAATTGCCCAGAAACATCGCGGTCTCCAATTTTGCCTGTTAGCTTGATGAAATCTACATCGGCCACCTTAACGCCAGCCGCTTGGTATAGCTTGGCCGACAGAACCTCGACCTTTGCGGCCAGTTCACTATTGGGGGCTTTTATATAAAACTCTTGGCCGTCCACCTTGCTTTTGAACAGCCCGCCAGTATTTGACCCGTCCTGATCCCCGACCTGTTCCAGATCATCAAACTGAATGCCCCCTGTCGCCCGTTTTGCAGCCTTCTCAGTGGCCTCGTTGCTAAACTGGGCGGCATACTCCTTATCCAGTTGTTCCTTGCTTTTCTTGGCAAGCGCAGCGTCTTGCAAAAGGTTCTGTTCCAGCGGATCTAAATCATCATAAACGGTCTGCAATTTTGGCGATAATTTTTTGCCGTCTTTTAGCTTCTTTTTTATGGTGGACATATCAGATGCTTTATCGATTGCATCCTTGCCCGCTTGCACCAACACCACTTGCTCTTGCGCCGTCTTGCCAGCCAGCTTTCCTTGTTTTGTTAGCTTATCAAATACACCTTTATAGTTGCCGAAACCTTTGCCGCCCGATGCAAACTGCGCCAGCTTGTCCATTGCTTCGTCTGCTTGCTTGGCCGCTAGTGCTTCCGCTACTTTTGCAGACTTTGCCGCTGCTTCTGCCAACGCCTTAAACGCCTTATTTTGAAGCGTGACTTCTTTTTGCACTTTTGAGATTACGAGTGAGGCCAGATCATCTGCCGAATTGGGGCCGTTTTTTAGATAATATTCAACTACTGAACTTTTCTCTAAAATGCCAACTTGCGCCTTAACATCCGCAATGTCGTTTTGATCCAACAACAAAGACAGATAATTGTCGGTTTGCTTGACATAATCATCGGCCATGTCGTTGGCAGCTTGCTTGATGGCCGTGGGCAGTTTGTTTGCCTCGACCATCTGTGCGCTTGCCAAGTTAAACTTTGCAACAAAACCCTCGGCATCTGCCTTGGTCATTTTCTTGGCCGCTTTTAGGCTGTCGATACCCCCGACACCTTTTAAGTTTTTCACAAATGATGGATCGTCCACCAGTTGGGTCAGCTTGCTTAGAATATAATCGTTGCCGCTCTGCAAAGCCTCATCAAATTGTTTTACCGCCACCGCCAAATAACCATCGCCGCCGCCGAATAAAAAATCTAAATCGTCAGCTTCCTTTGCCGCCTGATCAATTAGCTGGTCAAGTTGCTTATAAACCGCCGCTTCGCTTTCCAGCCCCGCTATAAATGCTGACTTTAAATCATCATCAACCGTAGCCCATGCCGCCGCCTCAGATGGGCTTAGTTTGGCGTCCTTGCCTTTAGTTTTGAGTTTCTTTTTGGCGTTGGATACATTGGCCGCAACATTGATCTGGTTAATGCCTTCCTCAACCTTGGCCTTTATCTGCGTGGCCGTCAGACCGTCTGTATCCAGCTTTTTAAACACCTTTGTTGCGTTTACCCCACCAACCCCAGCCAACAGATCATCAACAAACCCTTGAGCCTCGTTTTCGGCCTTGGCCGCAGCCTTTGCCGCGAGTTCCGCCGCCGCTGCTTCTGCCTTGGCCGCAGCCTTTGCCGCCTTGTTGGCTTTCAAGATTGAGGTGTCGCCCGCATCAACCAGTGCTTGGATTTCAGCCAGTGATCGGGGCATAGACTTTTGATCCACCAGATCAACAAAACTGATCTTTCCCGCGTTCCACAGGTTCCATTTGCCTTCGCCTAAAATATCTTTCTGAAACCCTTCTGGCTTGCGCTTTAGCCAATCTTCGAAATTAAGATCACCAGCAACAAAACCATCCATCGATTGCTGGGTTTTATATAACGCCTTTTCAATCATCAGGGGGGAAAGCCCCCGCGCCGACATTGATTTAGTCAGTTCCTTTTGCAGCGTTTCCGCGCCAACCGCTGGCAGTTTTTTATTAGCCAATTCATCCCAGCTTTTAAGCACCCCGATTATTGTGCTGCGACAGTTGAAATGGGCGGGTGGTGGTGACCATGCGATAGCGTGGCCCACAGGCTTATAGTTTTCATCCCACGTTAAGCCTGACCGCGCCTTGCAAATATCGCTTGTTCTGGTGTCCAGCGTTGCCAGCCATTGCACACCGTTGAACAAATCGCCGTTGGCCTCAATCGTTGCAATAGCCGCCGCGTTATTGACCGCAGACACAGAGGTACGCACTAGGGCCTCGGCCTTGCGCTTGCTGGCTGTCATTATGCCATCGGTGAAGTTGTTGTCCTTGGTGCCTCTGACACGCGCCACAAGGGCGGGCAGTGCTTCACCGCCAGCAATACCCATTCGCATTTGCCTGACAAAGTTACCCCGCGTCCCTGCGAATTGTTCATCCCAATAGGCTTTGACCTGTTCGCCTTGTACCAGCGTTTTGCCAGCCAACTCACGCAATACAACAGGCGGTGGGAGCGTAGCACCAAGGCTGACGCCAAGGGAGGTATTCACGCCGTTAGCCGTGGCCTTCGCCCCCACCTTCGCTGTCTCGGCTAGGGAGGAAGCCGATTGCGATTTGATTTTTTTGTAATGCAGAGCCGTGGTGGCTTTGATTGTCTTTTCCAACCGTGCCAGCCGCCGCGCCCGATACGTTGGGCCAACCCCAGTTGGGTCGATCTTTTCCAGTTGCTTTTGAACCGACAACCCCAAGTCATCCAGTATGTCCATAACAATGGCTGTCTCACTGGCTTTCAGACGCTCTAAGTTGATAGCGTGGACAACCGTTAGGTCTTGCAATGCATCATTGACGTTCACGCCTGTGGGCGCGATTTTGGGCTTGATTGAGGCCATTGGTTATTACTCCCCAACCAAAGCAAGCTGGGGCTGTTCATCGTCATCATCCGCATCGATGTCGGCTTGATTACGTTCCGATGTCGCACCGTTTTCGGCATCAATTTCATCTTGGATCGTGTCGATGTCGTAATCAGGTCGTAGCATTTCCCCACGTTGTAGATTGTACAGCATATCGGCTTGGCCCATTGCGCCCGCTTGCCATGCTTGAACCAGTGCTGTCAGTTCTTGGGGGTTCAGCTTGGCATCCATAAAGTCGGTGTTTAGTTCGATGGAAATGTCACCCGACACACCTTCCCATGCAGCGGCCCATTCAAGGGCCTTTTTAAGCCCGTCAGACACCGTGTCGGCAATCGACGCAAGGATACTGCTCTCACCAGAACCGCGCAGCCTGACCGTTTCTGCGGCCTCTGCGGTGCGTTTGCTTTCTTCCAGCAACCTTGCCCCAAGTAAGGCCATCATGCCCTGTTTTCGATCCAGTGATTGCTCAAGGTAGGTCAACCCGCCGCCCGTGTATTCCAGCATCCCAGTGCTTGCGCCTTCCGATAGAAACCAGATCGTCCCGCTGCCAATAGACCAGTTGGCTTGCTCTGCATTTTTCTGCCCAATGATGTACGGGGTCGGGCTGGACGTTAAATAGTTCGCCTGTTCTAAATCTGCCTGAGTGCGGTAATGCGACAGGTTAACATTCACCAGATCAATCAGTGGGCTTTTATCGACGGGGGGCGTCAGATCATTGGTCCCC